AAAAAGATGAAAAGTCTTTTGAGTTAAAATTTAAATATATTAAACGTACTGGAAGTCCAGGAAATTATACTTATTGGTATAGAAATCCACAAGGGAGATTGGTTAGTGGGAAGAAACCGGATGAAAAACCAAAAGGAACATTCCCTGGTGGAAAACCAGAAGAATTAAAAGAAATTAATAATGATAAATTAGTGAAAGAGTATATAGAATATAAAAAATTGGATAAAGACCAAATTGAGGAAATGGATGCAATGAAGCCAGGATATGCTGATCAAAAAAAATATAAAAAAAATACTTTTTATCACTTAACAACAAATTTAAAATTAAATAAAGAAGATTTAATAAAAGGGGAATCACAAAATCAGACTTCAGTAACTGGTAGTGGATTATATCTTGGAAGGGATAAAGATGCATTAAAAAAGTTTTATGGAATGGAAGCAGAAATGAGTGGAGATGATGTAAAAATAATAGAAATGAATGGAGAACCAAAAATAATGGATTTGTCAAAAGAAAAGGATCTTGATGAAGCAAATAAAATTGCCAATAAAAAATATCCTAATGATGATAATGCTGTAAAAAAATATATTACCGAACAAGGATATGATGGAATGAGATATTTTGATCCATTAGCATCAGGGGAAGAATTTGTCATTTATAATGCTAATTCATTTAAGGATAAAAAGGAAGAAAAAGCAGAGTTAAAATATAAATATATTAAACGAACTGGTTCTCCAGGAAATTACACTTACTGGTATAGAGATTCATTAGGGAAATTATCTGCTGGAAAAAAGCCAGAAGAAGAAAGAGGGGCAAATGAAAAAGTAACATTTGATGGATTAAAAGAGGAATATAAAAAGGAAGGGAAGCCATTTGAAAAAGAAAATATTGAGATTGAAGCTTATAGGGTTGGAACTTTGGGAGACCCTTATGGGAGAGGAGTATTCTTAGCAAATAGCAAAGAAGATGCAAAACAGTATGAATCTTTACATGGAGATGAAAAAGTTAAAAAATATAATATAGTTATTGAAAAAGCATTAGTTGCAGGACATCAAAATTCTGTAACAAAATTATTTTTTAATAAATCTTATATGGATTTACAGGCACAAATGGGAGGAGGAGTTGAGGGTGGAAGAAAGTTTGATAAAAAGATAAGAAATGAGGCAACTAAAAGAGGTTATGATTCAATAATTTATACTTCCCCTGCACCACCAGCAGAAATGGAATTAATGTTGACAACAAAAAAAGGAGTAAAAGATAAAAATATCATTGAAGAAAAATCAGTTAATCCACTAATTCTTGGAGAGTTTGAAACAATGGATGAGGATCGATTAAAACAAAGTATTATTTATTTAATGAAAGTTAATGAAACAAAAATTAAATCCCTTTTAGAAAAGGAAATGGGAAATAGTACTTTAATTAAAATTAAATCTGTTGATGATGTGGCTAAACGAATTAAAGAACTGATTACTTTTGCAGGATTAAAAACAATCAGCGATGCGGTGATTAGGAACACATTCATGGAAGGACACGACAGTGCAGAAAAGCAAATAGCAAGAAATTTAATGATAAACAAAGACGCAATAAGTTTTATTCAAGATTATACTTTTAATAATATCAAAGGAATGACTGACGAAATAGTGCAAGACTTAAGACAAGAGTTAGAAAGAGGAATCATGTCCGGGGAAGGAATAACCAAAATAAAAGCTAGAGTTGGAAAGGTTTTTGATGTTGGAGAAAATAGAGCCGAGATGATAGCCCGTACAGAGGCAAATCGATCCGAAAATCAAGGAAAACTTCAAGCATTCAAATCCAGTGGGGAAAAATTAGTAAAAAAATGGAATACTCATTTTGATGGTAGAACCAGTGATGTGTGTAAAAGGTTAGATGGCCAAGTAGTTGGAATAAATGAAAATTTTAAAGATAAAAAAACAGGATGGGAAGGGCCTTGCCCTCCAAGCCATGTTAATTGCAGAAGTTCAGTGCTTTATATAGAAAAAGAAGAAAGTTTAAAGGAAAACTAATTCTATTAAACACCAATTCTTAAATACTAAAGGAAATTAATTAATTTATGGAAGATCCATGTTTTATATTTAGTTCTGACAAGTTGGAACTAAAAAGTGAGGGAGAAAACTTTTTTGTAGAGGGATATATTTCTACTTCTGATTTAGATTTGGTTAATGATATTGTTACAAAAGCTTGTTTATTAGATATGGCAGAACAAATGAAAACAAGAACAATTAAATTTGATGTTGAGCATGAAAGTTTTCGTGGTAAAAGCCAATTGGAAACAGAAATAAATAAAACATTAATTCCAGTGGCCAAAGTTGATGATTTTATAATGGATAAAAAAGGATTAAAAGTTAGATCAGTATTAAATAGGCATTCAAATAGATTCGAAGAAGTAAAGGGTTCAATTGAAGATGGATTCTTAGATGCCTTTTCAATAGCATTTGTACCGGTTAGTGCATCTATCCAGGAAAAGAATGGAGAGAAAGTTAGAATGCTTGAAAAGATTAATTTATTGAATGTTGCTTATACTGGAAATCCAATTAATACAAGTTCTACAATGACTAATGTTTTTATGAAAAGTTTAGACTTCCTGGAAGAAAAAGCAAAACCAAAAAAGCCAAAACCTCAACCAGATCCACATAAGGAAGACGAGGAAGAAGAAGAGGAAGAAGACGAAAAGGGTGACAAAAAAAAGAAGAAAGTAGGACCAGGTGGCCATAAACCAGATAGAACAGGACCACATGGAGCCGGTGCAGGACCAGGAGAAGGACAAGCAGATGGTTCAGGAAAAGAAGTCAAATATAATCACTTAAGTGATACTAAAACTAAATTACAGGAGGTTAAAAAAATGACAGAGGATAATAAAACGGAAGAAGAAGAAGAGTCTGAAGAAGTTGAAACTGGGAAAGAAGAGGCTGAAGGGAAAGATGATGAAAAGAAAGAAGATGCAGAAGAGAAGGAAGAATCTGAAGAAAATGCTGAGGTAAAATCTTTGGGAGAAACAGTAGCTAAGTTGCAAGAGGAAGTTGCTGATTTGAAAGCACAGATAAAAGTACCACTTAAAAAGAGTATTCCTACAACTGAAGATAAATCTAACGATTTCGAAGATAAGACAATTAGTCCTCTTGACTTAATAGCATAATGGAAGGAAAAGGAACAATGAGAGTAGGAAATATTGATAGCAAAAGTGCGTATTCACATTCTTTTGGAGCATTGAAAGATGGGACAAGATATGCAGATGCTTGGAGTGAAATTGATTACAGGCCAAAGTTGAAAGATTTAATGTCTATTGGAATGAAGGCATTAGGTACAGAAACAGGTGGAGCAGGAACAGCAGGCTACGCAATGGTACCAATCTATGTAGATCCAAGAATTGTTGACGTAACAAGAAAGTTCACACCATTGGTAGAGTTAATCGCAAGAGTAACAAATCAAGGTATGACAGCAGATTATAACAAGATCACTGCAAAAGGTGGCGGATATACTGCAGCAGAAGACGCAGCATTACCAGAAACAAATGATACTTACGAAAGAGCAACTACAGGAATCAAGTTTTTATACGCAGTAGGTAGAACCACAGGCCAAATGCAAGCAGCAATGCCAAGTTACATTCTTGAAGGTTTTCAACCAGCAGGAGAAGGCTTAGGTGGAGGCTCACCATTTAGTTCAGTAGGTGCACCAAATGCAAAACAACTTGAAGTTATTATGAAAGCAAGAGAGATGAGAGAACTCGAAGAGAATTTAATTGTTAATGGAAGTGCAAGCACAGATTCAACACAATTTGATGGAATTGTAACATTACAAAGTACAGAAAATGTAGTTGATTTAGATGGTGCAGCAATGACATGGGACGATATTGAGACAGCGGTACGATATGCATTCGATGATGGTGGAAGACCAAAAATCGCAATAGCATCAAGTTCAGTAGTTCAAGATATTCGAAAGATAATAATTGATACTTTTAGATATAATCCAAGTGACCTGGCAGGAACATTACCATTCGGAGTTGCAGCTGCAATAGTGCTTCAAACAATGGTTGGACCAATACCAGTGATCCCAAGTATGTATTTATCAAACACATCTGGCGCAAAGCAGATTTATTTTTTAGATACTGATTACATCGAGATGAGAGTTCTTCAAGATATGACTTACGAAGACTTAGCAAAAACTAATGATTCGCAGAAGTTTATGTTGAAAATCTACGAAGCGCTTATCATGCGAAACAATAAGTTCAATAGTTTCATCGACGATATATTGTAATTTTTTATTTTATATTTTTTAATCTTTTTTTCTAAGCAAAAAAAGTGGAGAACGGCCCTCCTGGAGTCCGTCGGGTGATTCACGCACGAATCAAAAATTAAATAACGGGAGGTTAAAAAAAATGACAGAAACATTTACAGACGGAACAACAAGCGGAGTAGTAGTAAAAGACATAGTACCAGCAATGGGAGTAAAAATGT